TGGTTCACCTGTTACAAGCTCCATACGCCGCACCATATATTTATAGATATTCATCCGACTAAGTACATCGCTCATAGTTTTAATAGTCTGTAAATCTTTTTTATTGAAATAGTATGATTTGTTATCGATTGTAATTTCTACGATGTTCCTGCTAAAACAAGAGCCCATGGCTGCTCTACTATAGAGCCTCCATTTTAAATACCAACCAACCCTAGATGGAGTGCACAACTATTGACAAACTCCGCGGACCCAAAGTGTTCAATATGTCCGTATTTGATTGGGTTGCCTCCCTGTGCGGCGCCGCAATCGTCGGCTTGATAGCCGGCATCAAGACCCCAGCAAAGTGGCTCCTCTTTATTCTCTTCTGGGTCCTCTTCGGCGTCGTCGCACACGCCGCATTTGGTGTTCCGACAATGTTTGGCTACTACCTCGGATTGAACGAAAAGCCGGACCGAAAGAAAGTTTGTTAATCAATATAAGATAAAGTTGAGAAGACCCGGCATATTTTCAAAACGGTAAATAAGATGCTCCGCCTCTTGCTTTCCGCTCTCAGCCTAATAGCAGCATCAAGTCAACTCGTCTTTACAAATACCACCGGACTTCCTATCGTGGGAAACTACACATTTGGATACATAAATAACACTGTACAGAACCGGTGCCACCGTGGCGTCGCCAAGTTTCAGGCGCAGCAGACCGGTGCTGTCGACGCACTGCGCATGGGAGTCTATTCACAGGCGGCACCCGAGACATGTGGAATCAGCTTCGTCTTATCCACATTTCCTGCCGGAACGCAGGTGGGCTCCTCCCTTCTCACGACGTTCACCGACCTGGTTGCCGCCCGTCCTGGGACGGAAGAATACCTCTTCTTCAACGCCTCCCTCTCATCGTGGACCGTCGCAGCCGGACAGAATTATACGATTACGATTCTGCCTTTCACATGGGCATCGGGTCCGGCAGGCACCACATCAACACAACATTGTGTATTTGATATGCCGTACGGGAAGCCCGGTCTACCCTATTTCTTTCACGGCGCATACGGACCGACGGCAATGCCGTGCGGCTCGACACCCTGGACCATAGACGACCCTGGTGAAGGTCAGGCACTACAAATCGCATTAACAGGTCATCCCGCCCAAGTTATTGTGCCTAGCGCCAGTTCATCGCACACGCCCACACCTACATCAACAATAACGCCCACTCCGTCGACGACCGGCACGCCCACTCCTAGCCCCACACCGACGGGCACTCCCTCAAATACCGAGACACCGACGCCGACGATTAGTAGCGGCGCAACAGCCTCAAATTCCGCAACAAATACAAGAACGCCGAGTCGCACCCCGTCCATCAGCTACAGCCCTACTCCTACTTCGTCTATGACGCCCAGCCCAACGGCGAGCCATACGCCGAGTCCCACGCCAACGCTGCGCATCGGCGCGTCTCCCTCGGTTACACCAACGGAGACACCTGGTCCCACAGATTCGCCGTCACCCAAGCCGGTCGCAGGTATCAACACGGTCTCTGTGCCCGCCCCGCCTGCACCACAAGCCTCAGCAGGAGCCATTATCGGTGCCGCAATCGGTGGCGGTTTAGGTGTCGTCGCCCTCCTTGCTTTAGCTGTTCGTTTACGATTTATCCACGCCGAGCTGAATCCGCAGCGCAAAGCCACTCGCAAAATCAAACACACACCGTCGTTCCCCGAGACCGTTCAAATGAATCCTGTTCTAAACCAATCATCCGCAGCAGTACGAGTACAGCGGATGAAAAATGAAACACCTGTTTAACCAACACGTACAACATTAGCGCTATTAGCACATGAATTGGACGTATTGTCAGCATTCCACACACAAATATAGAAATTACCGCTGTTTAGCGACGGTGTACCCGCATTTTCCGGGACACCCTCACTACCCCTTCCTTTTACAGTTTGAACGAGACGGTATACGTAGTCCGTCCGTCCATTTGTTTGAATAATGAGTTCCTTTCCGAGGTCGCGAAACAGGTCTCCCGAATCATAGCTGCGCCCATAACCAGTATTTCCTATGAACGTCCCCGCTTCGGTCGTATTCAGAACAGTTCCAATATTTGATACAATAGCGGAAGGATTCGCCGCAATCGTATTCGCCAACTTAAGTGGCGTAAAGCCTGAGTCGCCGTACACAGCCAGCAACAACTTGCTTCTCGTATCAACCTGTCGTGCAGCGCGCGCAAGTATAGACATCTACTTATACAATACTATATTTTACAGAACCAATGGTGTAACCGCCGCTCCAGAACCAGGGTTCATAGCCGGACTCTTGCCACGCTTCTTAATCCAGCACCGCAAATCTGAATTAAGAATATCGTCGCGACCAATAAAATCGTCGAACGCCCACCACGCCACATCCCGAATCTCGTTCGTATCCTTTATCGTTTTTTCAAATGTATCCTTTAACGAACGCGCGTAAAAATATAAGCGCTTTCCTATACGTTTGGGCGTAGGATTATCAATAACATAATCATCGTGTAGCCGTAGCCCGGTCTCTTCAAAACATTCGCGGGTTGCCGTATTAAGTGGCAACTTCTTATCCCATAATTCCGGATGTCCTTTCGGAAAGCCCCATCGCCCTGACTTGGCGTCGCACACTAGAAGAATCTGCCCCTTACCATTTCGCAAAAGAATGCCAGCCCCGACATACATGGTGAAGACGAATCCTACTATACCAACATATTTTGTATTAAAGTGCTTTACGCACAATAATTTCTGCATTTAGAGTATAAATGCCGAAGGCAACTGCGACATTGAAAAAAGAGTTAGCTGAGTTCAAGAGCCAGTTGACGCACTGGGACTATCACTCGCGGGTACGCGACCTGCGCAAGCTTCAACCGAAGGCGACATTGGAGAAACTGATTGCAAAAATCGAAGCAGAGTTAAAAAAGAGAGGTGAGTTGGTCGGTGGCACGCGTCGTCGTTCCAGTCGCAGTCGTAGAACCACACGACGTGTGTAAAATTGCTTAAAAATGAGACAGTAATTATATGGGCATTTCTAGTTAAAGAAAAAGTCATAATATTATTATAATAGAAGGATAGAATGAAATCACCGCTTCATTATACAAATATTATTTATTTAACATCGCACCATATTTTAGCATTATATGCTTGTTATTATCTTCCGTCCATTTTTTCTTACAGATTGATTCTAGAAGTTTTTTTGTCAGCGCAATTAATCGGTATGTTAGGAATAACGGCTGGAGCACATCGTCTTTGGTCACATAAATCATACGAGGCTGCTTGGCCAGTGCGTCTTATATTTATGTTAGCAAATTCGGCTGCGCATCAGGGTTCTATTTATCAATGGACAAGAGACCATAGAATGCATCATAAATATACTGATACAGAATTGGACCCTCATTCTATACAATATGGCTTCTGGTATTCTCATATGGGCTGGCTGTTCTACAGAAAAAGTAATAAACTTCGCGAAGCTTCACGAACAATTATTATGAATGATATTGAAAACGATTCAATCGTTATGTTTCAACACAGAAATAACTTTTTATTATCTCATCTCTTCTGTTTTGTTCTTCCAACACTCTACGGAAAGTATATGTGGAATTCATACTGGATAGGATATTTCTATTTCGGAGTTGTCAGATGGATCGTACTTCTTCATTCAACTTGGTGTGTAAATAGTGTGGCTCACATGTGGGGTACAACACCTTATAATCCTAGAATATCATCTCGGCAGAGTATGGCAACCAGTTTAATTGCAGCAGGCGAAGGATGGCATAATTATCATCATACGTATCCTTACGATTATAGAGCAAGTGAATTTAATTGGAATAATGAATGGAATCCAACAACATTACTATTGGACGGGCTGTCTTCAGTTGGTCTAGTCTGGAATAAGAAAGTGGGCAACCCGAAAAATGACTAGGGTACCACACACAAAATTTTACGGCAGCCGCGCGAAAAAAATGAACTCCGGCATTTATTTTCACACATACAAATATCCTAATCGCACTGAGCAACTTTCCAAAGTACATATCTCGAGCAGCACATGGCGCTGAGCTAATGAGTCGCTTTAATAAGCCGCATATGCAATCATTTGTTATTGTTTCTAAAAAAGAGTTGGCAACTCAAATCGATATATGGAAGAAGCATCTTCCGTATGTCCGCCCCTACTATGCTGTCAAATCAAATAACGACCCTGTTCTCATGTCATGGATGGTAGAACTCTATGGCGATAAAATGGGCTTTGACTGCGCTTCACTAAATGAGATGATGAACACCCGCAACGTGTCCAAAACCGCCGACATCATCTACGCTCAGCCCTGTAAAATCAGAACAGACATCCAAGATGCAAAGCGTTTCGGCGTACAAACAACAGTAGTCGACTCACCTGAAGAGATGGAGAAGGTGGGAAAAGGCAACTGGCGTGGCGACGTACTGATTCGGCTTCTTGTTCCTGACGCAAACTCCCGCCAACCTTTCGGAAAAAAGTTCGGTGCTCCACTCACATGGGTGCCTGAAATTCTTCAACTAGCAAAACAGTATAAAACAAATATAACGGGGCTCAGCTTCCATGTCGGCAGCGAATGTGAAAACCCCGAACAATTTGCACGTGCATTAACCGTATGTCGTGGTGCTATGGACATCGGAAAAAATCTCGACGTGAATATGGATCTCATAGACATCGGTGGCGGTTTCTTGCCCACCGAGTCTAACCTACAGAGCGTGGCTCAGAGCCTCGAAAAGAGTCGCGCCACCCTCTTCAAAAACAATATGTCCCCAGGTGGAACTCCAATCAGGTGGATTGCCGAGCCTGGTCGCTTTCTCTCCTCAACCAGTCAAACTCTCTACACGCCCGTCATAGGCAGGAAGCGTGGCATTCTATCCACTGAGCCGAACGCCCCCAGGTACAGATACACGCTAAATGAATCAGTCTACGGCTACTTCTCCAATGTGCCGTTCGATGGTCAGAAGCCCGAGATTGAGGTGGCGCATACAACCGTCCCCAACACAGACGATAAACACTGGTCGATTCTCTTTGGTCGCACATGCGACGGAGCCGATATCATCGCGCCAGCAATAAACATTCCCCTGCTAAATGAGGGTGACTGGCTCAAAATCAACATGATGGGAGCCTATACAAATGTGACTGCAAGTGAATTCAACGGTTTTCCCAAGCCAGAAGTCCTGTATATGAAGTAAAATTGAGCCCAAATGAGCCATTTAAAATAATGGTAAAATGATTTGGCGCAAGCACGATGATTTTCTAGACGATGACAGCGACAGTTTCAGCTTTATGACAGAAAAAGAATACATCGCGTGTCAGCGCTTTATTGTACTGATAACTATACTAGGTATCATGGGTCTACTTAAACTAATAACTCATTAAATAATACACTGTATTTTTTAATGGAAGCCATCTATGAAGTTGCACTAGCCGAGTATAAGAACAAGTCAGACGACGTAATGATAAAATTAGACAGATATCGTACTACGTTAGAGCCACATATCTATCACTACTTGATTGAGCATCACATGTCGATGCTGAATAGGCACTGGTCCACATATCAGCCACCAAAGAAAGCCCGTCGTGCCTTTGTTATTGTTGAACGCCGCGCCCATCCCAATTTTGAATTCGTTCTAAAAAACGCAGCGTGGGCATGCCCCACACTCTCTGTATATATTTTTTGCTCAGATGTAAATCGCGGCTTTATATCGGCACTTCTCGGCGATAAAGAACCGAACTATAATATTATAGTGGCGTTTAAAGGTCACGGAACAAGAGAGCAAGGTAAAACCGAATATAATAATCTTTTAACGGATGCTAAAACCTATCGGCAGATAGATGCCGAGTATATTATGACTGTTCAGATGGACGTAATTTTTAGACGAAAACTACCAGAAGCAATTTTTGTGGGTGATTTCTGGGGAAATCCGTGGCTCTGGAAACAGGAGGAGTCTGGCGGAGGGGGTGCTACCGTCCGCAATGTCAAGAAAATGATAGCTCTCTGCGAACAATTTCGTCCGGATACGGCGGTCCATATAAAAGAATGTGAAGACGCTTGGATAAGCGAGCATCTTGCGTTAATTGGAACCACATATCCGTGTCTTGCCGACCGAGCGCAAATTATAATGGAATCTATGCCCGTGAAAGATCCCTATATTCTACATCAATTCTGGACATTCGCAGAGACGTATTTAATAGGTATGACTAAAAACGCCCACATAGAATATTGGACACATTTATTGTCGATTGAATTCTGATAAAAATTGACATATAAGTGCGTAAATACATATATCAATGACAGTCCTACGGTATCCTGGTGGTAAAAGCCGCGCAGTAAAAGTACTAGAGCCCTATGTGCCCAAGGACACCACAATTCTTCTCAGCCCCTTCTTTGGTGGCGGCTCTGTAGAATTTCATCTTGCCGAAACTCGTCAGCAGATGAAAGTTCTAGCCAACGATGCTTACGAACCCCTATACAATTTCTATCAGCAACTCAAGCTAAACAAGGATAGTGTAATAGAAGAGATTACAACAATTCATCCCTTCAGCAAGGAGATGTTTGCCGCCGCCCAGCAGGCAGTACAGGATAAGTCAAATTCGGCTGAAGCCCGTGCCGCCTACTACTTCGCTCTCAATCGCAGTTCCTTTAGTGGTGCGACGTGCTCAGGTGGCTACTCTGAGCAGGCAGCATCAGGGCGCTTTACCGAGTCTAGTATTCAGCGCTGCATCGACCTCAATTTGGCACAATTTGAATTCACGAATTTACAATTTGCCGAATTTCTCCAGAGCCATCCGCCGAAAGCCAAACAATTTATTTATCTGGATCCTCCGTACTATTTGGAAAAAGGCTCAAAATTGTACGGAACAAAAGGAGATATGCATGAAGGGTTCGACCACGTCGCACTAGCAGCAATTCTACGCGGGCGCAAAGATTGGGTCCTCAGCTACAACAATTGTGCTGAAATCACGAAATTGTATGAATTTGCCGAAATTCTGCCGGCGTCATGGTCTTATGGTATGAATAAGAGCAAAACGTCCAGTGAAGTTATTATACGTCCCCGCTAGCACTAAATTTTAGATTCGGCTTCGACAATTTCATTTTTAGGTCCAGCCCCTGCCCCTGCCCCTGCCCCTGCCCCTGCCCCTGCAGGACCAGGACCATGACCAGGAGCCCAATCAGCGACCGCTGCAGCAGTAGGCAGAGCTTCTCCTGAAATTCCAACAGCAACATCACCTGGGTCGACTCTCACTGAAATTTCAGGAGCAGAAGCAGCCGCAGCTGCCGCACTGGCTATACCACCCCACCGCTTTTTGATATCACTGACATTACCAGTGGGAAGATTCGCCAGTTCGACACGGCGCTCTTCCGCCTGTCGCACGGCTAACGGAACACTGGACGGCGTTGCCAAGCGTCTGCTTACAGACAATTGCTCCTGCTTGAGCGTATCTGTGGTAATTTCACGTATGCGAGAATCCAGGTCGTTGAGAACAAGCTCTTTCAGCAGATGCTTCTTGTGCATCAGAGTTAACGTTGCCTCAACCGCCAATTGCTTCATGCGTTCATGGTTGTTATTAAAAGCCGTAGTGTGTTCAATATAACCCGTGATGTCCGGACGCTTGATATCGGTATAGGCGCGGAATTCAATCTTAAATTTGCGTACAGTCTCATCAGGGATGGGTGGCGACTGTTCAATCAAGCGATCCAATTCAATACGGAACATCTTAAGGAAGGCAAACGCCTCCATACGTTCATTTGGGTGTAGCGCGAGTTCAATGCTAATTAGACGTGAAAACTTCGCCCACGATATAGCAGCGCCTGCGTGCGCCTCAGAGCCCTGAGCGTAACGCAAGAAGTTCGCAAGTGTAGAAATTATACCCGTTAAAATGCTGACACCACCAACACCGAGTGTAGCTATCTTCTTGGTTCCAGGATCGGTGAAGAAGCTGTCCATACCAAAGTTAGCCGTACCAGTAAGAGTTGATAATATAATAACAGGTATCATCATATATTGATTATAGGAGCCAAACGCACGCGCCGTTTTATCGTGCATCCACCGATAGCACTGGGCTCTGTCGGACCAATCACCGATAAGATTTTCAAGTTCTTTCGTCCAGCCATTGTTAAAGCGTTTGACCTTTGGCTCCGCAGGCGTCTCCGCAACCGGTTCTTCTTTCGTTGCCGGCGCTGACATATTCCTAATAAAAAGAAATAATTTCCCTTAATAAAGATGTCAGCAGCAGCACCAAAAAAGTGGGTTCCCCGTCAGCGTGCCGCCGCGCCCCCTCAAGCCCCACGTGGTGTTCACTTTCCCAGTGACCGTACGGGCGAACCAAAGGAAAATGAACGCCATCACAGATTCAATCCTGGCGGCAGAAATCACGCGCTTACCCGGGCTGAGAAGGCTGCATTAGAATCGCGTCGTCTGGCAAGACGAACGATTCGCATAAAACCGGTTAAGGGCGCTTTGAAGGGCAAACAAACGCGCCGTCACCGCGTCCATAGTCATTCGCCAACGCGTACGGTCGCCAAGGCAAAACGGGCTCACTCCCGCTGAATACAAGGCGTCGGGGTCCATGGTTGCTTCACTCGTTCGACCGGTATACGTATACGTAGTTCTTTGAGCGACAAGTCGCTCACTTTTCTATGGCGTTTAATACAACAAAGCCAAGAGAACATTGCTCTTATAACAAAACTGACATTTTTTACGGGTTATACACTAGTGTAAAGTCTTCTAGCGGCGATATTTTACTAAATTGAAAATTGTCGGGTAAAGAATATCCGTTTGCCGTAGCCCAGGATAGAAAGGTGGGCATCTGTTGATAGACAACGGCATCAGCAATATTCTGGGGTCCCATACAACAGCTTGTGATTCCCTGCGGCATCACGAGTCGATAAAATACCGCACCAGCCCAGTAATAGGACGGGTCATCTTTAGAACGCGGACAGCAGGTCGTGTATTTTGCTAACGGTCCCTCAGGCATGCGGTCTATAGCGTAGACGGTCGCTGACCACTGTCCGGGTACACTGTCCCATAATGTAGGCGATAAACGATAGTATTGTTTATTGCTCATATTAATTGAAACGACTTATATCTTTGTCGAGGAGCGCAGCCCCTTGAAAATTGTCAGCCATCGGTCAGCGGTCGCGTTCCAGCCCTTCAAAGACTCATCCAACTGGTTGCGCCGCCGCAGCTCATTCGTACCGGCGGCATCCTTGAACAGCGCTGAAATCGCCTTCGCGTAATCAATCATCGTCTTTTCCGAACCTAACGACCCCTCAATATTGATACCCTTGAGTTCAGATAAAACACCGCGATTGGGCATAAGCGGAATACAGCCGGCAAGAGACGACATACGAACAGATTCACACGCAATGAGATCCTGTTCAGCCAAATACACGTGTACGTTGCTTCTAAACCGCTCACGCACCATCTCATTGAGGTCTCCCTGCCCGTGCAAAACGATTCCTAAGCCGCGCGCCGACCCCACCAGCGTAGGAAACACCTTCTCTTTCAAGTCACCTGCTTTGGACCATACATGCAGCTCAGCACCAGGATATGTTGCCTTGATGCGTACCCACGCCTGTTGGACGAACGCTATCAGCGGCATCGTATACTCGGTAACTACCACACGATACAAGTCGCGTGGTAGCGACCTGTTCTCAACATCTGTAAACAGGCGCACAGGCAGCCCATCCGCAATAATCTCAAACTTAGACCAGGAATAGCAATCGTAGAGCGACCGATGGAATGCGCTGCGCAAAACAATCTTGTCGACCATCTCCTTGACACCGCGCGCGCACACCTCCTCTTTATCAGCAGCCTCTTCTAAGTTGAGAAGAAGAGCCTTCGCGTCGGGTTTGTATTGAAAATTCCCAAGTAGAGAGCCGCTTTCCGAATTCCACAGAACCAGGCACGAATACTTGTCGTTAGGAACAAACTCACCGATATGCTGATAGGTGATCCCCTCAACAACCTGCGTGCGCGCTGGCGAATAGATTGTAATTTCCCAGTCCCGCGAGCGCAACGCCTGCGCTAAGTTAGTAAGCATATCGCCGCCAGTTCCGGCACCAACATAAAAGACGACCGAATTGCTGGGCCAGACGCGCGGCGCCGCGGCAACACGCGCTGTAATCGCCGCCCTCTTAGACAGGAGCGCCTCAGAACTACGTGCAGCTGCGCCGGGGACACGGTCTTCGCGTGTAGGATTATTGAAAAGTCGCGCTGATTTTTCCCAGTTCTTTTCGTCCACGGTCGTGCGACACACATACGGTCCATTCGGAACGACCGTTGCTAAAGGTCTAGCCAGTTCTGAAAACGAATCCGCAGCAACCTTTGGCGGGGCGTGCGTATTGGTATACAGGTCAGAATTCTGCTCGGGTATAAATTTATTATCATCGCATTTATCTTGCGGGTGATTCAGCAATAAATCACTCTCAGCATTTACGTTCCGAACATAGACTTCATACGGAGCACCACCAGCAGCACCACCGCCAGGCTGTAAAGCAAGCCCTAGAGTAGCACGTTTTTCAGAGCCGGCGCTCACATCCGCCGCCGGCGCACTCGTCACATATGTCGTACAATTCCTGAACAGCGGTCGCGGGTCAACCGGGAGCGGAATACGTAAATCGCCAGGTAGTACATATTTTGACGATAGTGATTCGGAGTCCCAGTGAGTTTTTAAACAGACCGGAGGAAACATTGAGGCAAAGGTGCGATCCTGTAAATATCCATTGACGTCCGTCTTATTCATAGTTGGAGCATTAACAACGAGCCCTGAATCATAGGCACTACGAGTATCGTAGACGGGTCCAAGCGACGCAGACTGATACATCCTCTGTTCAATCAGAATTTAAAAAACTTACGATTTTACGCCTCGTGTGACCGCGCTGCCCGCCTCAATTGAATCAACCATTTCCGTAATCTCAAAAACGATATTGTACTCGCAGTCGTTATTACTTATTTTATTATTGTAGGCATCAACAAGTTGAATGGTCAGTTTGTCCACTTTACTGATGGGAAACGGCATAGATTTTGCAGGCTGAATGAAGGTTTGAGCGAAGTTTCCAAACGTGTTCAGTAGTAGTTTTCCATAGTATCGCCGGCTAGAGCCAAAGGTTTCGCGGCTCTGGCTGAGGTCCTCTTTCTCGCTGATGTCCACGTTATTGATGTTGAGTTCATCGTTTAGCTTGAAATAGATATAATCTTCCACGATACGAATAAACGTAGTGGCGACGTGGCGCGTAGTATATGGAGTATCGACCTTGTCGAATCCTAAATTCCAACCGAGACCCCATTGGTCGTACGATAATAGATAGTTACGTAAAAACTCGTTCGATTTTAGTTGTGTATAGAACTGCAGAGAAAAGGTTAGAGGATCTGTATATCTGTTTCTTTGTAAAACATAGGGAGGAAGAATCCCGCTATAAGCCGCTGTAATATAGTTACGCACGGCACTCAGAGCTGTACTCTGAGCGGTGCTGATACCAGTTGAACTTGTAGAAATCTGGTTATTGTAACTTATAAATCGATTGATGTAGTCACCGAAGCCCGTACTTGTAAAGGTTTCACCAGCATAACTTGCGTTTGTGTATCCGCGCCCCACACCGGTAAATGTACCAATAAATAATTTGTTAAATACCAGAAGGGCGCGGGTGTAGTTACTTGTATAGAATTTTCCGATTCGTATAGCATCATTTGAAAGCCGCCCGTCAGACAGAATATCAATGCCTGCACCAGTGATATCGTCAATTTCATTAATAAGATTCAGTAGACTGGTTTGTCCAAAATCAGTCCAGTTCTTTCCAGAGATGCGTATACCGCTTAAAAATGACACAGTTGGAACATATCCGCGAACATTTACTGCAAACGGGGTAGCAGCTGTTATGAACAGCGATGGCATATACGAAAGATTGTTATAACCTGAGTCATTGTCAAATCTAATAAATCGCGCCGCCTTTTCTTGACCCCAAGCACCACTTATGTCATTAAAGTCTGACTTAGGTTTCTGTGCAAGGTCATAGAAGTAGGTCTGTGTGTCGATTAGACAGTTGGATATATCTGTCGCCGTTCCAAACACAGTCAAATCAGTCATCGGATTATAGAATTGTTCAGACATACGTATATTTACACGTATATTAAAATAGGTTGGTTTAAAACCGCTGCGCCGGTAATTTGGCGATTTAATGATGCCACCAGCGACACCCCAACAGAGCGGACCACACGACCCCATATAGGTTGAGTTTTCGCCAATGGAAATGCCGCCGCCCCCAGACGCCGATACATCATCAACACAAACAGTTGTAGCAGGATTTATTATATTAGGGCTTTCACTCAAAACGGACGCCCGTGTTATAGGAATATAGGGTTGCGATGTGTAGGTTAATCCATTGAGTGTTCCAACAGCCCAAGAGCCCGCATCTGTAATCGGTTTTGAGAACGGTAGCCCAGTCTTGTAGGCTGCCGCCTCCGCCGCAGTAAAAACAGGATAAAAAGGTACAAAACAAAGACTGTTATTGGATACGTCGCTGTAATAAGCACCCAGGTCTTCTGCCGACGAATAGTTTTTCATAAATATGTTAGAGCCACCATCAGCACCCTTAGAAACTGCCGTCCACTTTGTTTGCAGGCTTGCCGTTCCTAGTGTAGAGCCAGAGATATCCTGACTTAACGGAGTCCACAGATTTGCCGTGGACTGATTACGCTCATATACATAGTATGTACCCCAATCGGGTGTCCGCCCCTTAGTATAATTTACAGTAGGGTCGATGTTTGTAGAATATTGGCACACTTGTGTTACCTTTTTAAGCGTAAGCGTACATAGAGCATTATTTATCTTAATAGACGACAAGGCGTGTCCATTTATATCATGCGATCTGAATACTCCCAAGACAACGTTGCGGCGGTTAAGATAATAATGGTCGTCCCAATACGCCAATTGTGAGGAACCCAAATAGGCTGCCGGACTTGAGTATGCATTATAAACGTAGGTGGTCGCGCCTGTTAGTGTAAGTCCGCTACCGCGACCAATAAACTCTCGCAAAGCATTTGTAAGAGGTTGTACGTAAGAGAATTTTAACACAACGCGTGTTGGTAAGACGTATTTACCCATCGTCGGTGTGAATGGAATACCAATAATACTTGTAAATGTATCCCCGCCGCCCTGTATATCAGGACCTAGATATATCTGCTGTGCGCTGGGTGACCCATTCAGTGGATTTATTGATGCGCCCACAGCCGACCCCGTATTTGTTATGGTTACAGTATACGCAGCAGCCGAGCTAAATAAACCGCTAACGCTGCTAATACTATTTATAAGTAGAGTTCCGTTGCTAACATTGTAGGATACGACAGAGCCGTTGAATTGTCCGACAGACCCGTTCTTGACAAGAACGCTATTGCCGGCTCTGAGCCGCAGATTAGTTTTCAGTGTCAACGTGACCGACCCGCCATTAACGGGATTAATTAATTGTGCAGATGTGATATCATTGTCTACAACAGTTATAGTATAGGTAGCAGCACCCGTAAAAGAACCACTTACGTTGCTAATAGTGTTAATAAAGAGCGCTGTACCTGCATATGATAAAACTATACCGTTGAACTGTCCAACAGAACCGTTCTTAACAAGCACCGTATTATCTGTTTGAAGCCCCAAATTAGTTCCTACACCCAGTTGAATGGTCGGACTGTTGATATTATTATATGATATGTCTGTAACTAAACCAGTACCAATATTTTTACAGACAACAAACGGAGATTGTTTGTATAATGTATAGTTGGGATAGGTTGAATTATATGTAATAGGACTAAATATAGACCAAGGGCTGCCACTTATATCAGGTAACGGAGAAACAGTCTGCTCTGGTGGCGGCGCAGCACCCCCACTGTACAGATTAGTTGTAGCCCCTGCGCGGAACCAATTCGTAAATACATACTCGTTGCTAATGCCCGTGAACGGCAGAACTTTATTTGCTATTTCTAATGCAGCCGTGGTCGAATTGTAATACACTGCCTGCCCTGAGGTATCGTAGATGGCATTCTTTGACCCGCTAAAAAAATATTGACTCCACCCACTTACGTCACGAGGTGGACCTATAGCAGGCGTTTGTAATTGAAACGTAAACCGTAATGGAGTTTGCTGAAGGGTGGTTGTATTTGAAAATGAATACGGATCGTAGTGAGAGAAATCGGACGATAAAATTGTGTAATCTAACAAATTATTACTGACTCCGTTGAGGTCATATGAATTGCGGAATCCGTTTGAATTAAAGAGCGTGGGGTACGGATTTGGAAAATTTGTAGAGGGTGTGGGTTTTGTTTGAAAATAGTTTGGATTGTCGGCTTGCGCGACTGGAAGTCGTCTATAGTCAGTAGGTACAGGCAATGTATAAATACCGTACGGATTATGGCGCAAAACGAAAACACGCAAGTTTATTGCACTGAATTGCTGCTCGGACGCGCGTATCATAAGATACGATGTTTCATCTGAAATAAAATCAGTTGTAATGATAGCACTCGATATATCAGCAGCAATCGTCTTACGGATTAACCAGTTTTTAGGATTATGATAATTAACATTATTTAATAGGTATTGAGCGTCTGCCATATATGCAGCACGATCGCGGTACCAATAGGCTTCAATCTGAGTACCAAAGGCTTGCGAGTCCTCACGTTCAATATAGATATCTGAGGTAAACTTCGTATCTGTAGTTGGAATTGGGTACAAATTGTGTTTTATCTGAAAAAAGATATGGGGTCGAAATGTGTAGACAGTAAGCGTTCGTGGAGGCGGAACTTGATTAGGTGTAGGTGTCGGTTTCTGCTGCCGTATAAAACGTAAAAATATTTGTCCTTCGTCAACTTCTTTTTGCATATAGCCAGGACCGTCGAGCATATTTTGTGATATATCGTATAAATAAAAATCAGCCGACACAGGATCCAGTAAACAGGCACCTTTCGAATCAAACAAGAGTGGCGTATTACTTATATCTAGATAGTATGTTTCTGGAAGACGAGGAGGAGCCGGTATTTCTCCTACATAGGGAGGTATTGTTTCAATGAACATAGTTTGCCGGCAGCGTGATGTAAAATTCACTTTTGTATATGCGGTAGGCATAACATTAAAACTGATATCCTGATATCCGTAGGTTGTTTCGTTCGCGCCGCTTATGTCTATGTAGCCTTGTAGATCAGTTTTTACAGGTATTGTATAGGTATAACGAATATAGTGGTCTACGATATATGTTGTCGAAGCGGCAAATAGTCCTCTTATATTCGTAATAGATTTTATGGTTAGAGCTCCATTCGTCGGATTGTATGTATCAACCTTTCCAATAAATCGTCCCGTTGGATTTCCTGAAACAGGATCTAGTGAACCACTATTTACATACATTGTTTGATTCACTTTATAGTTAAACCAATTTACAACAGATACATTCGGTCCACTTGTCAAAATATAGACAGATGGTGAGCCAAAACCAGAACCAGATATGCTGCTAATAGAACCTACTATTGTGAATCCTGTACTAATACTATATGATACTATCGTTCCGCTAAATGAGTTAGTTCCATCTGATACGGATACGGTGTCACCGTCATTCAATGATAAACCTGGTGACAGCTCAAGTGTAAGAGCTCCACCGGCAACAGGCGATAGCGTTGTGGCGCCTACATTTATTATAACAGATTTTGTAATAGTATCGGTAACTTGTGTAGTATCATTTGCGTAAACAGTGTAAATTGCATATGCCGTCCAAGTACCTGTTATATTTGTGATAGTATTAATTGTCAATGACCCATTGAGGGAATTATATGCGCTGACCTTCCCTTTAAATGTACCATTGTCTTGCGTGACAAAAACAGAATTACCTGCTGTAAGTGATAAACCTGTGTCTACCGTAATACTAACGCTAGGAAGCGCCGGATTTGTTAATTCTGGAGTGGTTGTTGTTGTCACGTCCTTCGTCGCAATCGTGTATAGGACATTTGTATCATAGAAGTTTCCGTTTATTGAAGAGAATGACTTCAAAATAAGAACTCCTGTTCCTGAAGTATAACTATCAACGATAGCGTTGAATCTATTTGCTGTATTCACTGTTGATATAACAACCACATTATTATTGGCGGCAAAACCGAGACCTGTCGCAACAGTAAACGTATATGACGACGTCGTCGCGTTAGCCGGCTGTAAATCTGACGGACTTAGTCCTATTGACACAGTTTTTCGACTATCAGAGGAAGGCGACGGATAGTATAAATCTCCATCTACATATTCACCCAAATCAGTATTAAATTTTAAGTTTTGCCAATATCCAGATGCATCTGGATAGACTACAACACTTGAATCTTTCTGCGGCAATCCGCTATATGTAAGCGCCCATCCGTACCGTCCTGACGCATCATATAAGAATAATTCGTTCGACAGAGTTTTATAGAATGCCGCGGCATAAGAGCCGTATGATATACCAAACAAATTCGTAAAACCCAACTGAATAAAATTGTACATATCGGCAATAACGCCGTTTAGATTTTCTGAGGTTGTCTGGAGACCAGAAACTTGGGTCGGCTCGATGCCATTATTGATAAGTTCTTTTGTAAAAATATATTGATATTGCGTATTCAGTGTAGTGACCAGTGAAGTATTGAGTTGTTTTGAATAAACCGTTAACCGTCCAATTGTGGAATCATAGTTACATACATATTGGTTCACCAAAAAGTTATCCCAAGTATTATCAGCCTTATATTGTTCAAGCAGCGCCTGATTCGCGGTATCTGAAACAAGCGATAAAATATACGGATCGTCCAATCCAGTAAAACTATAGACAATTCTGTCATAATAATTGTCGCCGTTCAAATACTGATTATTGCCACTACTATCTAACATATAGTTAAGACTTTGATAGGATTTCTCACCGCTTACTGTAAAGGTTGTACACGTATTGAGATACGGATTAACGATAGCCGGTGTTACAATTTTTACCTGGCTAATTGTATAGTCGCGCAACATAGGATAGTAGTAGGCGACTTTGCATTGATTTGTTGTATAATATTGGATACCCACATTTGTACCTGTTTTGAAATAGCGAGAAACAATCTCAGTTTTGGAAGTTAGTGTTTCGAACACACCTGTCAGCGGATTAAATGTTGTATCCCCTGGGTCATTAAAAAGTAGCCCATAATCACCCGTTGTAATAAAACCAGCGATGAAATCAGAAAAAGATATTCTATAATAAATAGGTGTTCTATTCAACTGATTGTTCAATTCTGAAACTAGGGTATCAGAATCATAGGTTCCCTCACGAACAAAAATATCCTTTGTGTTTGGTACCGACTGTCCATTTACTGTCTTGACGCGACCGTATTCAGCAACGCGCAACGACGTATTATTTTTCGCATTCGAAAAATAGTAAAATGAACTCAAAAGTTTAATTTGCGTAACATTTATACTAACAACATTACGATACATGCGTGGCAAACGAATAGTAAAAAAGGTCGGTTGACCGAATACATTTGTGTCTCTGTCCCTGCTATTAATCATAATCGTTGTCGTATTTGATACACTTTTAAAAGTCGTCTTCGTCTGATTATAATCAAGAGGGGCGCTTAGAGTATTCAGAGTAGTGGGAGGCACAGGGTCGCCTTTTCGTATTCCGGAAATAGCTGCCGGTCCACCTGCTGCAACACCAGTAGCACCACCAGCACCACCAGCACCACCAGATTGTACTGATTCCATAGAGGATAGGTCTGAGGATGACTGACTTGATGTTTCATCATCGGTATCATCGTCACTTTCATCCGAAAGATAGGGTTTATAGAATTTTTCAAGTGTATGAGAAGCCATGTTCTCCTTGGTGTCTGTGGCTGTTTTCCTTCCGCTGTCTTTATTCCCCGTGTCAGGCGCTTAAATCAAAAACGAGAATAGGGAGCAGGGAACATGCAACAGAATAACAGTAAACCCAATGTTGTAAATATTGTCGAATTACAAAATGTAATTACATCGGCGTCGGGTGCAGGCGGTCTGCTAGCAGTACAAGCAAATGTAAATAACCTGCGAAAGATGGTAAACTTTGATAAGAAGCAGATATTGACTAACATAATTAGCAAATATGACAAAGTTCCAATTGTAGTGACAGACCCTATTAGTTTTTTAAGTTCGGCGACCTTTAGTGGAAGTGGCAACGGCGGCACAACCACCATTACATCGGGAGGAACAGGACCCGTCCTACTAACTAATATAAGTGATACGACGTTAGTATACTATTCCAACACACTTGCAATACCTGATAGTTCAACAGTACAGAGCAAAGCGAATATAGTACCGTATTCACCAGGACAGTATGATTTGGGAACCGTGGCGCTGCCATGGAGAACACTCTATATGGGCGGAATCACTGGACCTACCGGTTCAATCAGTATGTATAGTGATAGAGTTATCATACAATCATATGTACAAACTAATGCGCTTTTTCTATCAAGCAGTAACAGCTCAACCATTTCACTTCAATCCGACGGATCTGGGCTTACTGTAACTGTAGATGGAATCACGTCCCGAGTGGGAACAGGTTACACTGGTTCTACTGGAGCAACTGGCTTAACAGGTGCGACCGGAGCAACTGGCGCAACCGGTGCACAGGGTATTCCTGGAATAGCCACGAATACTGGTGCAAGTGGCTCAACTGGACCGACGGGTCCCTCTGGAGCGGAGGGTCCCCAGGGTGTACCAGGATCCGCGACAAATACCGGTGCATCGGGTGATACCGGCGATACTGGACCCGTAGGCGATACGGGTCCACAGGGTGTAGCGGGTTCAGCAACAAACACTGGTGCGACGGGCAGACAAGGAAAAACCGGAACAACCGGACCCACAGGTCCACAAGGTGTACATGGCATTGCTACAAACACGGGTGCCACGGGATATACTGGTAGAACAGGTCCAACTGGAGCAACGGGCTCTACAGGACCGATAGGTCAAAGCGGACCAACCGGCTATACGGGTCCTACTGGACAGATAGGCGATACAGGTCCACTGGGAGAAACAGGTCCAACTGGTGACACAGGACCGCCAGGCACGGGCTTTACTGGAACAACCGGTCCGCAGGGCGAAACGGGACCCACCGGTGAAACAGGACCACCAGGCACGGGATTTACTGGAACGACGGGTCCACAGGGAGAAACCGGACCGACCGGTGAGACAGGTCCCCCAGGGACAGGATTTACTGGAATAACAGGCGATACAGGTGATACAGGACCCACCGGAGATATAGGTGATACTGGACCAACTGGTCCAACGGGACCGCAAGGCGAAACAGGAAGAACGGGTCCAACAGGCAGAATCGGACCGCCTGGTGATACAGGACCCACCGCCGATACGGGACCAACCGGCGACACAGGTCCTACCGGCGATACCGGTGATACAGGACTAACCGGTGATACGGGTGATACCGGTGATACAGGACCAACCGGTTGCACTGGTCCCACAGGCTTCGGCGGTGGTACGGGTCCGATGGGTGTAACAGGACCAACGGGTGATACTGGACCAACCGGTGAAACGGGTCCACTTGGTGAGACAGGTGATACTGGACCGACAGGCTATACAGGTCCAACGGGCGCAGTAATTATATATGCCATTAATTTTGATGGGGGCGACGCCTTTATAAACTATCAATTTGGACCAGCATTTGACTGTGGTTCGGCAGAGTAATATTTACTTAAGAACAGCCCCGATTCATAAATAGAAATAGCGGACGCTTACAGAGTGGATGCCCTTCCTACAACTTCAATTCAGACGCGACACACCCATTAATTGGCAAAATTCAACACAAGTATTGGCAGATGGCGAATTAGCCTTAGAGAAAAGCACATTTATGTTTAAAATTGGCGACGGCGTCCGTATATACAGAGACCTTCCCTACGGTGGTCTATATGGAGCTACAGGACCCCCTGGTATAGCAACCAATACAGGCGCTACAGGCGATACAGGTAATACGGGACCAATGGGTCTCACGGGTCCAACCGGTGAAACTGGTCCACAGGGTATTCCTGGTTCAGCAACTAATACAGGTGCGTCAGGCAGCACAGGTCCCACCGGCTTCACAGGTGATACAGGACCACAAGGTGTTCATGGCATTGCAACAAACACGGGCGCGACCGGAGACACGGGTCCAACGGGTCCCACGGGTGACACAGGTCCAACAGGTGACACAGGTCCAACGGGTGACACCGGTCCAACTGGCGACACAGGTCCAACAGGTGACACGGGTCCGCCTGGAACAGGTGACACCGGAGCTACTGGTGATACTGGTCCAACAGGCTCTACGGGACATACAGGTCCCGCTGGCACCGGCTTTACAGGAACTACGGGTCCAACTGGCGCAACAGGTAAGACCGGTGCAACTGGATTCACTGGCGCAACAGGACAAACGGGAATAACTGGTGATACCGGACCTACGGGAGATACTGGACCTACAGGCTCCACCGGTTCTACAGGTCCCACAGGTTCAACTGGCGCTACAGGAGCAACCGGCGCCTACGCACGAGCAGGACCTATGCCATCTATAGCCTATAGTAGTTCATCGGCGCAGACGGGTCCTACAAATCCAATGGGTGTAGTATTGATACCTGATACACTAGATACGTCACTATCTCACGGGGTACCAAGCATCTCATACAATGTCGCCACGGGTGAATTTACAAATACATCAATTGAGACACTGAGTTTAGTAGTCGATGTTCAGGTTAATATGAATCCTGGTAGTTGGTATATTTATTTTACGGACATAACCTCTAATACGATATTATGGGAGAATTTTGAAACTGTAAATTCTTCTTCAACTTGGTCACATGTAGTTAACCTACAAAGTGGGCATGTGTTCGTAGTGAAGGTGGGTTCGGACGCCGTCAACCTCTACTTGACAGGAAGAATTCAGATAACACAGATTGAGTATATTCAAGGTCCAAGAGGATACACTGGTTTAACTGGAGAAACAGGTCCTACCGGTTCCACAGGCTTCACAGGCTACACAGGAACCACAGGGCACACGGGAGCGCAAGGGCTTCCCGGAACCGCCGTAAATACAGGCGCTACAGGTTCTCAAGGTAGAACCGGACCGACGGGTGTAACCGGTCCCCAAGGTCGCCCTGGAACAGCCGTAAATACGGGCGCAACAGGTGTGTCTGGTCCAACAGGACCATACGGACTAACAGGTGCTACAGGTCCAACCGGACTCCCTAGCGCAACTGGACCCTCTGGTACAACAGGTCCAACTGGAGTAACGGGCTTCACAGGTCCGATAGGAATAACAGGACCAACCGGCTTAATCGGTGAAATAGGACCGCAAGGTGTACCAGGAACAGCCGTAAATACAGGCGCAACGGGTCCAACCGGTCTTCAAACATATCCAGGCGGGCAGCCAAATCAGATACAATTTAATGACAATGGTTCGTTCGGAGGAAGCCAATACCTAGTATTCGACGGAAACTTTATTGTTTCTCCACAATTGCTATCTTGGACCGATAACGCAATTGATATCACAGTAACCAATCCGGTAGTAAATATAAGCTGTAATTTAGCCAACACATTTATCCTCACACTAGAAGATAGTATAACTTCGCTTACATTTTCAAATGTACCTAATCCGACCCTCTCATACGAAGCTAATCTATGGGTTGTTCAAACAACAGGACTAGACGTAATAGATTGGCCTGTAAACGTATTATGGGGTAACCATGGACTACCACCAGACGGCGCGCCACCCATTTCAACCAACCCGAATTACAGAGACCATTACAGACTCGTGACATATGACGGCGGAGTTAAATGGTACGGGTCCGTTGTCGGTTATAACTATATTTAATTTCTGAGTTTAAACAGATACTGAGGATATCCATTATGTATCACATCACAATCCGACCCGACACCTATAAAATTATTTCAGAACATAAAAAACAGGACGTAGATGCGCGCGCCGCCGAACACCAGCACAATGAAATAACAAAATCCTTAAAATTATGTGTTATATACGGTCTCAATAAAAAAGGCAACATACCAGAAATCGTATGTACGTCGTCTATGGGGCTTAGCCTGCCCCGTCTTCCAGAACAGTTTGTAGTTTTGCCTTGGATGAAATATCCCCATAGACGGAATGAGCTAAATTATATTGAAGACATATTTAAGGACCGTTCAATCAAGACGGTCAAATTTCCAGGGTCGCATGTTGCACCGTTTGAAGGTATGTCCGAAGCAAAATGGTTTGACGGCGGACAACTTTTAGTGGTCGGCTATGGATACAGAGCCACAAAAGAGTCGGTTAAAATTCTACGCCAGCTTTTAAAAGAGATATATGAAGGATATGGTGTAGAGCCACCGCGCGTAGTCTCATTTCAACTGCAGACACCTGTATTTTTCCATCTAGATATAGCCATGTTAGAATTCGGACCGACTGAATGTATTATAAACAAAGCCGCCTTTTCCGCCGCAGATATAAATCGCCTTCGCAGCGAAATGGGTGAAAGGAATGTCTATGTAGTCGAGACAGAGGACATACTGTGTCTAAATTCCATCATTGAGGGTGATTCGCTTTTAAGTCACACACTATCGGATAATTCAATGAAAGCAAAACTGGAGAAAATAACGGGGAAAGCGGTCGTAGAACTAGATATCAGCGAATTTGAAAAATCAGGCGCCTCTGTAAGAAGTCTGGTTTTTGATGTGTATGACCACCGTATGATAAAGAGAAAATCGAGTTCGCACGCGCTTTGTTCAAGCCCTAAGTAAGAAGCCAATTCCAGTCCATTGTAAGCATAAATCCGATATGCGTCATGCGCTTGATTCGTTCATCCTGCGTCTCAGCATTCAGTAAAAGCAGTTCAGTGTTCTTACTGTAGACGCGCTCGGCAAAATCATCAGGCTTTAGCGCACCAATTTCGGTCCCTACGCGACGTTTTACAAATTCGTTGCGCAGAGATTCGGTACACATGTATGGCGCACGCGTTCGTACCGATTTAATAAGATTGACGCCGAATTTTGCCTGAAGTGCGTTTACATATTCATTTGCTAACAATTTTGGATCCTCCTTGTAATCAATCGCCTTTGTGTTATTGAGAATCTTAAAATACTGTGAAATCTCCAATTCAGATGTACACGTCTTTTCAATAACCATAACCTCAAAATCGTCCGTAAACGGGTTTGAATTAAATATACCCTTCATAATATTAACGCGATGCTGTCCATCAACAATATAGCGTACAGTCATAGGCTCACCGGACTCCGTCTTCTCCTGTATTTTTACAATATGAAACGGCTTATTTTCAAACGTATTGATGTTTCCAGCAATCGCGGTCGATATCTCTTTTGCATGCTCTTCGTTCAAGAGACGGTTTCCATGCCATATGTTTATGTCACAGAGCTGCTGCGCACTCATTATGTACAGCTTCGAGCCGTCGCTAAACTTGTGTTTAAGATTCATTGGTCTAAAAAAATTGGCGCTAAAGAATTCAATTTTCCAGCCAGTGAGGCACATGCCGCCGCGTATAGACTAAGATACCCTTATCGCGCTTAGCAATGTTGTAATACCTTCTGTACGACGACACCGCGTCAGCGCTCTTGTATTCATCAGGCATCGCCAGAAACGGCTCAATCCAGCCCTTGTCTTCGAGATCTGCCGGATAGTGAGTAGCCAACCACTTAATATGGGGTCCACACGCATGTTCACGTCCTTCGTATCGAAACTCGTACTCGCGCAGCAGCTCGAGACCCAGAGCGGCGGTCCAGCGGTAGCTCGTCAGCGAAGTCCGTAGCCACTTCGCGCACGGATGATTCATATGGGACTTGCGATAGCCATGAGCCCCAGCCGCTGTTAGCGGCGCATCACTGAAATCAGTTGTTCCGCACATCCAGTGGCACGTGTACAGTAGCTGACACGTTTCAAGCAGCATTTTAACGACATGCTTATCGCAGTGCCAGCGCGCACAACGACGGGGATTTGTATGTAGAAAGAAGATGTTCATTTTCAACCTCTTCTTATTATACACATGTGGTTTCAATTTTAATAAACCATATAGAAGTGAATCGGATGCTGTGTCCATGTTGTCTCAATAACAGCAGTTTCTAGCCAAACGCTACGCTTAAGAAATGCCGCCTCCATCGGACGCCGATACGTGATATAGAGTCCCTCAAATTCGATAGCAATCTTCGATTCAAGAGCAGCAGCCACGTCATCCTCTAGACAGAGATTATCGGCATGAAGCACGTTGTAGGGGCGCAGATTCTCTTCAAGCATGTCGCCCTGCCAGATACAGACGTCACGCTGCTGCTGCCGGACCCTATAGTCGCTGATTTCCACCCCCTCCCACTTCGAGTCAGGTAGCGCACCACTAAGATGATAGATGAGTTCACCGTCACCGCAGCCCAAATCGAAGCCATGAACAGAGTCGCTGGACACATAGGTCGCAATTTTCTTAGAAAGTCCATGAAGCCCCTTCATTGTGAGCGAGCCGTAGGTCAAGTTCTGCAAGCCACACGATTTAATCTCGGATGCAGGGCATGCGAACAGAGCCGGATTGACAAGCATTTTTTGCTGACGAACTTTCATGCAGAAAACTTATCAATTTTTTATATCCAAAAGACCTTAAAGAGAATCTCCTCATACAAGAGTATATGCATGCTACACTAAATCCGGATATCCGCGGTTTCATCGATGATATAATCAACGATGGAGTAAATGCGACAATCAAAGGCTGGGGCTTCTATTATAAGACAATGCAGACGACGCCACCGCGCGTTCTAGCAGACGGAAAGGTCTACGATGTTACTCGCCGCGAACGCCCTGATGTAGGTAATGCGTACAAGACACAGAAAGTAATTAACTGTGGCTGGGAATTCACCGTTCCGAATACGGTCAAGTCTGAGATGCAGATGAATATTGATGGAGAATGGAAGACGTATTTTATTTTTGACATCGTTAACGCCCCTGTGGCTACTGAGGCAATTGTATCCGTACCCGCTGCAGGCGTCATAGTTGCTCCAACCATTTCGATTGCCGCAGCCATGCCAACAACCCCCTATGCGATAAGCACCGCTATTCCTTCGTTCTTGGTTGTTGATAATTTTTATGAGAATCCTGATGAGGTGCGCAAGTTCGCCCTGACATGTAATTTTGCTGACCATCCTGATTACCACAAGGGGCGCCGAACAGATGCATGTTATCGTTTCGAGGGTCTAAAAGAGCGGTTCGAACAGCTGATTGGTAAGAAAGTCACCAATTGGGAAAAATACGGTACCAACGGATGTTTTCAGTACTGTATTGGCGGCGACCAGTTGGTCTATCATCACGATGGTCAGCAGTATGCTGGCGTCCTCTATTTGACCCCTGATGCTCCCCCACAGGCAGGCACATCACTCTATCGCTCCAGGCACACGAAAAAGATGAAGGTCTTGACATCCGAGCACGGACTCGTGTTCAGGAACGGATTCCTCGATGAGACCGAATTTGATTTAGTTGATGTAGTGGGCAATGTATACAATCGTATAATTCTATTTGACGCAAGAATTATTCACGCGGCGTCAAAGTATTTTGGCACGACAAAAGAAAATAGCAGGTTGTTTCAGCTATTTTTCTTTGATTTAGAAGCATGATTTACGGCTTTCTAGGGCGACCCGCTTTACGCGTGCTACGGCATACAAATGCCGCGTCACGAGTAAACCCAGGAGCACAGGCTTTCAGGCACCGCTTTGTCTTCGGATTTAAATCGGGTTTATCCGCGGGGCAAGGTTTAACTGCTGCGCCTAAGCCAGCAGCAACAGCCTTAACCTTCGGCTTAATACATTTAAACGTGGCGTTACGCTGCTTCCCTGCAGCACACGCCTTTAGGCAACGCCGCGTCTTTGGATTATAATTAGGCGCTGAAGGTGGGCACGCAGCAACACCGGCACGGCGTAGCGCCGCTCCTATTTCACCTTTCAAATTTACACAGCGACCTGTCGCGGGATTCAATATTTTATCTGGAGGACAGGCTTTTGCGACTACAGGAACGGCTACTACTGCGGGCTTCACAACGACTAATGGCTTCCTCTGCGCCTTACCCGCGAAGGGTAACGCCGAAGGTTTCACGGCGCGTGCCGCCGCCGTATATTTAAGCTCGGTAGCCCAATCTTCACCTTTCAAAAACTTCTCTATAACGCTAGACACACACTCAGGGGTGCCGTTTGGATTAACAATTTGGTCATCGTTCAAAAATTTGTACACATCTTTCCACTCTTTCATTCCGGCACCGCATTTTTTAAACATAAAACAGGGTTCGCCACCTGCGCCCATTGGAAAGGTTAGTAGTTTTTCAAACACATTTTTCATATCAGCGGGAATGTAGGGGTGGTATTTATAAATCTCATATATGTATTGGGTGAGGTCGCGCCCCGCCAAATTACAGTGGCGAAATGTCGCACCTCCACCCTCAATCTGCATATTACCGAATTTGATACAAGAAAATCCGAAATCAATTAGACGCGCCTGGATGGCACCACCTCCATCGCGTATATACATACAGTTATCAGACTTGAAGTCGCGGTGATTAAATTTGAGTAGACGCCAGAGTTCACTCATCATGAAAGACATCTGTAGCAAGACGCGCCCAAGGTCCTTGCGCTGGTCATCGGGATACAATTCCCTGCTTTTTATAAGTGCGTGCGTCGTCTGACGCATTTTCTCGCTGAAAATATAACAATCTTTGGTGGTCGGATTATAACCGATTTCATACAAAATAGGCGCAAACGGACCGGTAAGTAGGGACCCATTTTTTATATCTTTGGTGAGTTCAACAATAACGATTTGAATAATAGACTCTTTTACAAGCGTATACCCATTGCCGTTCGCTATTATTTTCATCACAATGTTCTTACCATCAGACTCGCGTACACAGTCGTAGACTTTTCCAAAAGAGCCGCCGCCAATGTACGCACCCTTTGTATAGGTGTTTCCTGTCTGAGTTTTAAATTTACCATCAGCCTCCTCCGTAATGGTGTTTATCTTTTTAGCCCAATCCATCGGAACGGAACTGAACGAGTTTGGATTCAGATCCCAGAGCATCCCGTATGGACGCAGATTGATGGTGTTCATCCCTATTTTAGCACCGAAAAAAACCGGGACCATATCAGGGATGTATGACCAACAGAAGCATACTCGGTATCTTAGTTCATATTCACCTAATGACTTTTATTGGGGTATCGGTATTGAAAATGAGACATATTTTCAATTCACTGTAAAGACAGAGAAAACCACAGTAGCGATTTACGGAAATCACAAACCTGAACGCTACAGTGTCGACTATTTTTCAGGCTATAACCCCGAATACAAATTACTACTAAAATCTATCTTTCCTCCAACACAACGTACATATACGATTCCTATTTACTTAAATGCGCATAGCCTCATAAAGACCGATATATCGGGCAATCACGCAACAACGTATGAAAAGCTGCCGCGCCCTAATCCGCGCTTTAAAGGTAAAACGGTTCATGAATTTCTATGCGAAGCAAACCCGCAATTTTTTAAAGACCGCTATAAAGTCAACTACATATTTGATGGTGATACCATAGAATTTATGACTCAGAAATTCTATAACACCACGGTCGGCGAAGTAATGAACGAACTCATATCAGAAAAGCGCAGATTTTTAGTAGAAATAAATAAGGTCTTCAAAAAGGCACAAATATATAAACAATACGGTCAACTCATGTATCCTGTACGAAACGAACCGTTCGTCTCATTCTTGACCAATCTTAATAACATCGCAACCTTCAACAACGGAACCTATCACCTCAATTTCACCATCCCTACGCAGCTTGATTCTAATTCGCAACCCGCAAATATGGCACAATTTGTATCCAAACACAAAGCAGCTATAAGATATATACAGTATCTTGAACCGCTCATCGTAAGTTTATACGGGACGTCTGACCCGTTCGCAGCCGTCTCCTCCAAATTTTCGCGTGCTTCACAACGGTGCGCAGCCAGCCGCTACATAGGATTGGGCACATATGATACAGATGTCATGCTGACAGGAAAAATCCTGCTTATTCCAGTCGAAGAACTCAGTGTTTCAAAATACGACTTCTGGTGGTACACAGTTTTTCATAAGACCAGCAACTACAACCGTCTACCAAAAATCGGCTGCGATATTAACTTTAATAAGCACGGCGCCCACGGCATCGAAATTCGTTTTCTCGATTGGTTTCCTGAAAACAGATTACAGCACCTGATGGAGACGATGGTCCATGTTTTAGACTATTCGTTGATTCACGGAATACCAGACAATCCCATACATAGTCCTCTATGGAATCAAATCGTAGTAAAATGCTTGCAGTCAGGTCCCACGACCCTTTTAAATGATGAGGAATACTGCCTCTATGTCTCTATGTTCGACATTCCTATGACTAGAAAACGCCTTATAACCGAAGTCTACGAACTTATTGAACAGAGAGTTCGCAAGCAGCGCGGTCCATGCGCTCATCTCATGTTACGCAGCAATTCGTGTCTATGCATATAGTGTGTATATTATTATAGGTTTAGGGACAGTAAACAATAGCGATTCCATATAGTTGCTAGCAACTTTATGAAAGTGTCGACCGAGCAATTCATCCCATATAATTGGATACCCGCTGCCCTCCCGTTTGCAGGCGCGCGGATGCGGTGCGGGATGCAGCCGTAAGTCGACCAGTTTAGAGTCCATTATTTTCAGCATACCCTCGTACCAGTCGCGTGTAAATTGCGTGCCTGGGCGAACTATATATGCGCAATTTCCAGGTAGTAAAGACCATAAATGCCGCACAGTCTCGTTACCAATATCCCACGGTCCGTCTTCATGATATCCGTTGAGCACAATTGTTTCGTCGGTGCGCATATGGTCAAACGCCGCCGACCACGACCCAGACGGTAATTTAATGTCGCTATATCCGCCGCCGTAAAAATGCATAAAGTAGGTTCTAAGATAGTCTGCTTTGTGTACTGCTGAAAGATACGGATAGCCTTCGTGTAGTGGATGGTCTTTTAACACATATTGGTCCAAATTATCGGCAGTAATCAATTCAACTTTGCAGTCAGTCGAATTGCGCAGCGTTTCTAAACATCGTCGTCGCGCAGCTGACATCGCATTTGTTCCTGTCCAAAAGGAAAATATAATATCATTATCTAGCGGATCCATGTAGCTGCTTAAATACGGTATACGGGTTTTATATCTCTTTTTAACGATAATCTATGTCAATTATTGTTAAAAAGTATAGTATACAGTTTTTATGAGTCGCGAGGGGCTGAGCCGAGGATGCAAGGATATAAGGAACTGTTGTAGTCTTCACCAAGTTTGCTCGCAATAACTACGTAGCCGCTGACAGGCGGACCCGAGCGGTCGTTGTCGCTTTGACCCTTTGTATAGCCAAATGTAATTAAATCACTTTCACCACCGACTAAGCCAAAGCGTAACACCCTGCCCAAGTCAACTGATGTCGTTGCACTGTCCTCCAGGAAATCGACAGTGCTATAGCTGTCTAGTGTAGAGCAAACGGATGTTAACTGTGCCACGTTAGTCGCAAGATAGAGACTCTTTGAGACCTTAACGCAGTTTGAAAACACGGACTGGAGGTATGCTGCAGGGTAAAGCACCGCCGCATAGCGATCATTGAGCATAAATTGGGGTTTGACCTCCAAGGCGTTCGGCGTGCTGCCTGTTATAGCCGGCTCCACGCCGCCCTCAGGGTCGTCGAAGTTAATTTTGCTGGCAATACAGACGTAACCGACACTCTGTGCATCAAATCTGGGCTCGCCTAGTGATCCGACGTTACCTGTGCGCTTGATTAGGCGGAAAACAAGCAAATCATTATCAACACCAGTAACGCCGACACGGATTGTCTTGCCCATATCAATGGATGATAGCTCATCAGAGGACATTTCTGAGTAGTTCTCTGGATGATTATCAGATAATGGGGTTAGTACGTTATTAGATAAATCTACCATATTTGCCGCAAGATACAGACTACCAGAAATCTTTTCCACAGATGACAAAATTGATTCAAATGTTGCCGCGGAAATGACACAGGGCTGGTTGCCTCCATTATTTAAGAAGGGCTTTTTCGAGCGGTTATTTGGAGTTGTGCCAGTGATTCTGCTTTGTAAGGCGTTCTCGTATGTAGGTCCCCTCCTATTTCCTGTAACAACATAGCAGACATTTGGAAAATGATTGGGACCGCCTGCGCTCGCCATATTACCCGTGCGCTTTACCAGGCGCATCGTAATAACGTCATTGTCGCCACCGTCAACGCCGATGCGAATCGTCTTACCCAAGTCAACCGCAGTGTATTCCTCGTGAAGGAAGTAGTAGTCACTGAGTCCGTCCAGCGCGGTAAGAACAGTCTCTAGGTCGGCTTCTGTTTTGGCGCTATAAAGAGAGTCCGAGATCTTGACAAACCCGGAGGACACAAGTGCGTCGATGTCCGATTTTTGGAAGCAATAGCCCGAGATGTCGCTGTTGCCGTCAGCAATTAGGAATTGCTGGTCGGGCTGCGCCAGAAACTTTCTTCCCGCAGGCACCTTTACGGCTTTCGTGGCGTAGCGAACTAACGAAGTCATTTTATATTAAGGAAAAATATTTTAATTGTGAGCGCAAACATTTAAAGGTGCTCTCTCTATGTACATAAGCATGGTCAAATCCGTAATCGTCACCGAATTTTTTAATTTAAGCCATCTCAAAGACACCAGCGCCGGCACTAGACCGCGCGAATTCTACATGCAGAACGGCAGAGGAACTATCCAATTACCGTATCCTATGGTTATCTTCTGCGACTCGGATACACGACCCATGATTCAGCAGATACGCGATGAGGCGACGAAAGCACCAACTGCCTATGTTGAAAAAAACATCGCCGAATACGACCATTACAGGTTGAACTGGCAATTAGTACAAAACAATCGCGACCGCTCTTCCTACTACAAAGACGGTGGGCGCAACACAGCTTCTTACTTTCTGACGACCTCCTTCAAATTCGTCGCCTTAAAGATAGCCGACGAACGCAACGACTTCGATGCGACCCACTATTTTTGGATTGATTTTGGTATTCAGCACGTTATAGGAAATAGTATCACCGCTGATTCAAAAGCGATGCTAGATAGCCCTCATCCTAAAATCGCCGCCTGCTATATTAATTATAGAAGCAACGAAGACCTTAAAAATATGGAGTGGGTTTGTAATGGCGGTCTCTGCGGAATGGCTGGCGGTGTCTTTTCGGTTGAACGTCCCTATGTAACACAACTATACGCTACTGCACTATCGGTATTTTACGAAATGTTAAGTCGCGGAGTGGGTCATGCGGATGAGCAGATATTTACATACTGCTACAGTCGCAGACCCGAACTCTTTACCCTGTACTACGGTGACTACTATTCACTAATCTGTAATTATCATGATATTAAGCGCGATTGGTGGATTATCAAGGAATGCTTCTTTAAGAAGACGATTCACAGTTGTCGGCGTGACCTAGCAATAACAGCCGCAAAAAAGGCGCTACAATCAGTAGCAGTCGCAGCAGCAGAGGGCAACAAAGAGTATCTTAATGGAATTTTAGAGGAGTGAAAAAGTTTTTATTTTGTTTTGTTTTTATTTTATTTTAGTTGGCAGGTTCAGTCGTACTGGTGAAGGTACTCAAGGTACTCCTCGTAGTCAAGGCGGTCCTGGAAGTCGAACTCGTCCTCCTCCTCCTCCTCCTCTTCCTCCTCAGTCACCGCACCCTCCTCAGCGCCCGCGATGAGCTCGAGTCCCGCAAGCACGCGCTCGTAGGACTCGAGCGGCGTGAGGTAGTCGAGAACGCCGGTGTCCAGGAGGTAATTGTAGACATCCGCTGCAGCGCCGCCGAGCCAGCTGTCCCGCTCTACGAGCAGGTCCAGAAGCGGCTCGCCGCGCTCGAGATGGGTGCGAATCATTGCGTCCATTGCGAAGGCTGCGTCCATGGTAACTGAGTTTATTGACTCAGTGCTCTGCGCGGGTCAGTCCTAGTAGCCGCTTCTGATTTCAATTTTTTATGAATTGGTACCCGCTGTCAGCAGAGGCACAGGCGCAGGCGCAGGCGCAGGCACAAGCTGCCGCATCTTCAGCTCCTCAATTGAATATGAATATCGCATACGGATATTCATGTACTCACCAGGCAGAATCAACAGATTGAGGTAGACAGACAGAAAGTCAAAGAAGATAAGTTTAATCAGAATAAATGCTCCTATGCCAACCACACCTGTTAGGACCAGGAACGACGTGCTAGGATGCGCCTTGAAATACTCCACCTTCTTGAAGCGCTGAAAGTCACGCACCGAACTCACAGGAATCAGCTCAGGCGTTAAAAGCGCCTCAAATGCCATATCAAAGAAGTTTGCGGGGACGGTGAGTTGAAAACGCTCCATCTTCTCAATCCAGCTCTCCGCGCGCGTATAGTGCTGTCTTAGCTCTCGACAGACCAATGAAGTACTGTCTTGCTCTATACAGAGCGCCAGTTCAGCCGCAAGCCGCGTCCGCGCCCGCGCATAGTGCTCTTCACGCGAATGACGCCGATTCAGTTGGCTATGTGTCTCTTTCAATGAATGATAACTACTAATATGACTCGTCAGAAGGGTTTTAATCATACTTAGATATGAATAGGTAATGTGATTTTTGTAATAATTTACCGCCTCATCAATAAGTACTGTATGACTAATATTCGCGCTCAGCATGGAAGAAAACGTCCCAAGTGTGGAATCAATGTAATTCAGCGTCAAATTATTGTATGGAATCTCAGAACGCACATGATTTTCAAGAAATTCTAGCGTCCGATTGTAGTTGCCAATCAATATGGCGTGCTGCGGTAGCAGACCGCGGTGATTTAGAATTGTAAGCAGCCCCTCTGTCTTGTTACACCCGCTAAGCAGGTTGCGTGTTGTCTCTAGAGCAGCCACTATACTAGTGTAAAGCGCTTCCGCATCGCTACACACGGCTCGCCCGAGTGACACGGAGCAACGCGTAACGGCATCGCGCCGCGAAATAAGTTGTGTCTCTTCACTGCGCAGATCCTTGCACACAGGAATGATTTCTAGGCGCCGCCTAGAAAGCGTGTATCCCTGTTCCGCCTCAGAGTGAAGATATTCGACTTCAGACAACAGTCCCTCTAGCATGGGAATCTCATGGTCGTAGTAGTACGATGAGTGCCACGTAGTCTCGTTCGAATGGATACAGGATCGTGCCACATTTTCAGGTAGAAAGGGGCTATCGAGTGCCGCCGCTCCGCCGAAGCCAAGCGATCCGTACGACCACATCGTATCTTTCATCAGTTCATATCGATTATAGGAATCGACAAGCGCTCCGTGACCGGTCTCCTGCGCAATTAGGACGGATGCAGCCAGACCGGCAATAATAACACCCAGTCCACCCACAAAGTAACCCCATGACATACAAGACTGCTGCTTGCGCTGCCGTTCAATCTCGTCTTTAAGAAGCCCCTCCTGTACAATATGTCGTATCTCCGTAGCCCGATTAGCCAGCTCAGACCCTGACATTAAGTATACATAAATAGGCATCAAACTGATTTCAAATTTTAGTGTATACTTTACGGATATAAGGAGAACATAAAAAACATACACTAATGATACATATATGTATTGCAAAGTATAAAGAGGACATATCGTGGTGCAAAAATCTAAATCATCCTTACACTGTGTATGACAAAAGTAAAGATATACCAAATCTCGGCAGAGAGGCGGAAACCTATTTGCGCTATATTGTAGAAAATTACACTAAGTTGCCCAATTATGTGGTCTTCATACAAGGGATGCCGACGGACCACTTATCAGAGCCCACCATTGCCCATCTCAACAAAAAAATAGATTTAAGCAGAAATACCAAGATTGCGCTGCCCCTAAACAAGGTTATTCTAGAAACCAGCATCCCCCAACATATGAAAAAAACCTTTGTAACCCTATTTGATATACCGCTGCCTGATATTATGGTATTTACACCAGGCGCGCAACTGATTGTACCAAGAGAATGTATTCTATGCAGACCGCTAGAATTTTACGAAACCATAATCAATGTATTACGCAAAGTGAATAATACAACAGAATCGTCAAATAATTGTTTGGTATGCCCATGGTCTCTAGAGCGAATGTGGTTATATATTTTTGACCCATCTATAGCTAGTAAACAGATAAAATATGAAGACTTATTGTGATAACGGATTTAAAATAAAAAACAGAATACATCATAGAATGAAGCATTCTGATTCGAAGAGTTCGTTGGCTGAATTAAATCACGATGATGTGCCCTGTTTTATATGCCTTGAAATAGAAAATGAACTAGCCGAACCGTTAGTGAACAGTGCCATCCTTCGTACATGTGGCTGTAAATTTGCCGTACATCCGTATTGTTGGAATGCATGGATGAAGGATAAGAGCTCCTATGATTGTCCAATTTGTCGTCAGAAGAGTATGTTCACTACGCGCGCCCCCACACCACTTGCCGAATTTCTAGCGCCACCGACTGTGATACGATGTAATATAACCCTTACAGTTCTATGTATTACCATTCTCATAATCGCCTTTACTCTGTTTGGGCTGTATAGTAAGTAATTTGTTTCAAGGCAAACGCCGTCATGGAGCCCATTTTTGCCTCGTAGTGTCCAGGACCCACCGGAAAATGATACACAATATAGTTATCTTTTATATTGTACTCACAATTCACAACATGGTCATGTAAGACTTTATTATCATACGCATCATGTATAACAGAATTGTAGACAATAAAGGGCTGGTCCCAGAATTCAGGCGGTGGATTCTTATCCACGTGAATATACGTATTGATGTGGTCGCCTATAATAGAGAATAGCATCTTCATATCCGAAGAGTTGCGAAAGAAGAGCACGCCTGCACAGAACGCCATAGTCCACTCGTTAATTTTTGTTTGTGACCACGAAGGCAACGTACGCCGATGCGCAAAATTAAAGAATTGCCCGCCCCACCAGACACTTCCAAGCTGCCCCTCCTCCTTTGCATGCAATTTATCGGCACGGATGTCCAGTGCGAAAATTGTATTAATGTCGCGATTTATCAATATATCGGTGTCCAGATATAAAATTTTATCATACATATCAATATCCTCATATTTAAATATCTCTATGCGCGCGCAGCTCGCCTCCCATTTAGTATTAATTGTTAAGAAAAAGACCTTGAGGGGAAAGCCCAAGTCGCGCCCAATTTTCTCAATGCGTGGCCACAACCCCTCATCGGTCAATACAAGTATATCTGTAGTCTCCAAATTAATGTGTCCATACAACTTCATCGATCTCAGTAATAGTTCAAGTAGGTTAACATAATCGGCGTTCACGAAGAGACACATATAAATAAGGTTGCGCTTCCCATTTTCCATTGTCTCAATTTCCCGCTCAAACTTTAAATGACGCCCGCCCGGTATAAATTCTAGACAATTAGTAGGATGAATGGAGCTTAGCGTAATCGGTTACTTAGCTACTTCAACCTCAATTATAGCATTCGGCTCACAATTTATACATACGATTAAGACCAAGTCGACGGAAGGACTCAGTCTTTACCGCACTGTCTTAGATGTTGTTAGTCTTGCTCTATGGCTTTCTTACGCAGCTAGATCGGAGGATATTCCCCTTCTAATTGCGACGGGTTGTGAGTTAGTAACAAGTCTATGCGTGTGTGTTCTTATATTTAAAAATCGGTCGGCAATCTTTGTATCTGTTAAAGACTACACGCCGCCACCGAGTCCACCAAGTGAACCAAAATCAGTTATTATTGAGGTGGCGCCTGAGCGGCGCAATTCAGTTTAGACTTTCATATATTTTCCTACAATTTTGGAAACTATGTGAAAGATTAGTAGGATGGACGCACAGATAGTATTTGTATCTGGTCATTATCCTGAAGTGGATTATTCAAGAAAAACCCGCAATCTCTTTGCAGACTATACAATGCGTCACAAATATGAGTTTTACTACGATGAAGAAATACCGACTGAAACGAAAATGCATCAACTCCATTTTCGGCGTTGTCAAACTATACTGAACGCCGCGCAAAAATTTTTAAACGCGCAATGGTTTGTGTGGGTTGATTCTGATGTGCTGGTTAATCGCCCTGAAGAGAGATTAGAATCACATATAGACCTAAGTGATACTACTATTTTGTATCATCTATTTCATGAAAAGCCGTATAGCTATCCAATCAATACAGGTGTTAAAATTGTAAACAGGGCTGCTTTGCCGTATGAAAAAGAGATATACGATTTACGTAATAACGCGCGATGGACGAAGCATCCTTATGAGCAAAATGTTATGGCTAGGCATATTTTGAAGAAGAAGAATATTAAATATAAGATACATGACCCGTATATCTTAAATTGTATAGTTAAAATACACCATGAACACATTCAAACAGCCGTTTTTGTACATATGTGTAATATGACTTTAGAGGAAAGAAATAACTATATTAATGGGTTCTTAGCCAAATAAATTACCGGTGGCGGCGCCGAGTAGAGCGCCTGCGACGACCGCCAGCGCGCGCCGAGCGTGTTACTGAGACTGATTTATAACTATCTTCGCGTTTGTAGATAAACACAGCACCCACTATCTGTTTTCCA